ATGGAAGATGAAAAGGTAATATATACAGTAAAAGAATTAAAAGAATTGTTAGGTATTGGTATTAATCAATGTTATACCCTAATTAATACTGATCAATTTCCTATAAAACACATAGGTAAAAAAATAGTAATTCCTGTCAAACCTTTCAAAGAATGGTTAAATAAGAAAGAAAAATTATAATATATTAAATAAGGAATAAGGTATGGTAATTTAAAGGTAGACAGATTGTTCAAGGTGAAAGACATTTAACAGATAAACAGGGCTTATACCCTTGTGAATTCCCAAGGTTTTCCTAAAATCTTCATTGGCAAAAGAGCATAACAATAAGGTGGTGTTATAAATTAAAAAACAAACAAAACTTAATTTTGTAAATATTGCTACTGATATTTCAGATGAAGAAAGAAAAGCTAATATGGAGAAATTTTATGACGCAATTGCAATGGCTTCAAAAATAAAAAATTATTGTGGATGCAAATATAACATCGATACAAAAACAATATCTGTATATATAAGTAAATACCCAGAAAATTAGTATTGATAAAACAAAGACCAGCTCGAAATTGAGAATGGTCTTTTTTTGTTGTGTTATTTAGTTATAGTTTTATCCTTTTTTGAATTACAATTTTTACACTCTTCACAGGTAAGAGCATTTTCGTCGATAATATTAATCATATCTTTAATCATTTTATTTTTCTCATCATATTCTCTGCCAGTAGTTTTAAGCCATGGTAATGAATATATACTAACAATAAAGCCTAAATCACAAGATTTTATATTAGATTTAATCCTTTTGATTATATTTAAAGCTTGTTTTTTATCCTCGACGTTATCAAAAAGCAAATTGAATTTTTGTACTATAACATTAACATTTTCATTAAATTCTTTCTTAATCTTTTCTGCTTCATTATCATCATCAATGTTAAAAAAAGTAAGTTGCTGGATATCTGACTTATTTTCTTCAAGAAAGTTTAATTTATTTTCGATATAAGTCTCAGCTTCTTCATTAGATATTTTTAATAAATAAGATATTAAATTGATAAAATCTATTCTAGAAATATTTTTTAATCTTCCATTCTCAACTTGACTTAACCATGATTTGGTTCTACCGATATTTTCGGACACAATTTCAGCAGGCAAACCCGTCTTTCTTCTCTCCTCTAATATGAAGGCTCGAATATTATCAGTTAGTATTAATTTTGGTTTTAACATATTATCACCTCGATTTGTTTTGTTATTTGTATTGTAACACAAATAATTCAAAATGCAAATATAAAATACAGAAAGTTATAATTAGTATTAAAATACCAATATGTATATTTATATAAATTAGTAGCATTACAATACTAATAATACACTTTACAATATTAAAAATGATAAAATTACAGAATTGTATTGACAAATAAAAATTATAGTGGTAATATTATACATAACAGCAAAGGACAAGGCATAAGCAATTAAAACAAAAATACAAAGTGAGAAGGAGAGTACATATTATGGAAAAAGTATTATTAAAAGAAGCAAAAACAAATGAAGTACAAGTAGCAACAATTAATTTAACAGTCGTCGATCTTATTGATGAAATCGAAATGTTAAAATGGAGGGAGGGGATAGAAGTATTTAGGATTACTGAGAATTTTAAAATTAATGGAAAAAAAGAGTTTAAAGTTGAGAATTTTCAAATGGAGTTAGAAGATGGCATTGTTGCATGCGGAGATGCAGATGATACAATTATTGAAAACGGATCTGTTTTGATTGGATTTTTAGAGACAAGCTTGTTACATATAAAGAAAAGAAATAAATGTTACGAATTATTGTTTTCGGATGGACAGATTGTTATTCACTGGTAATTAGAGAGTGATCTCTTATTATATAAATAAGCAATAAAAAACTTTCATGTGCGCTAACACAGAAAGCTTGTGTACCTAATTAACTAGGTAGTATGTAGTTACTAAAATATATAATTTAATTATATACTACTCCACAAAGGCTGTCAATACAGTCAAGGAGGAAATTGGAATGAAAAATTTAAACATGGAATCATTATTAAAATTAAAAAGGGACGTTGATGCAGGCAAGGTATTACAAAAAGTGGACGTTCAAAATGTTCAATCATTTGTAGTAGAAAATTATTCTGAAAGAAGAAAGAAGTTAGAGGATATCAAGGATTGCCTTGAAAATAATATTCAAGGAATTGTCGTTGAAGTATCTGGAGGGTATAACAAACCTGATGATAATGAACCAGATGGTATGAAATATGATCCGATAATTATTACTACTCATAAAATTGATGATAAGAGATTTTTCAGCAGAATTAAAATGGATGGTTTCTATATGGAAGAACCAAACACAGCTAGATTGGTATACAATACTTACTTAGACTTTATTGTATCTGGGAACGAACATATTGAACGTGGGATAATTTCATTTTGGAATTCTGTGATTACAGATGCATTGAATGAAACTTGTTTAAGTGAATGTGGATTTACAGTGAGTTCAAATTCATTGTGCCAGTTTATAGATGGTCAGATGTTTACTATTATAGAGAATATAGATAAGGAAGTTGAAGGTGCGATTACTATATTTTTACCGAATGAAGAAGAGCCATCATTAGTTATAGTGTGCAAGGATAGAACAATTTTATTATCAGATGATAACTTCTATATTGATGCATCTAATAGTGAGGTAGCGTAAATGACAAACAAACTTAAAACTGTTCTTGAACATGCTGTTAGACTATCTAAAGAAGGAACAATGACATTTGATTATCGTAATGACAAGGTATCATTTGCGATGAAAATTGATGATATATTTGAATTAAGAAATGATAATTTAGATGGTTCATATTCTTTGTTTTATTGTAATGAAGTAACAGCTTCACCAACACAAATTAATTTTAAATCATCTGATGTTAAGAATGCTAATTATTATAGAGCAGGTAGTCACCCAGATGATGAATGTACTGTAGATACTATTGAAATTGAGCTGATAGACGGTAGCTTAATTAGTCTGATTCAAGATCTAGCATAGGGGGATTAACATATATGAACAATAATGAAACGATACATAAAATCACAGTAAAATATAAGGATTTTAATGTTACTGAAGCAGAGGTAAAATTATTGATTAATTTAGCTATATCTTTTGATATACCACAAGAAGCTATTTATTCTGGTATTCAAATGATACTAAATAATCAGTTTGGAATTAGTGAAGAAGGACTACTTTCGGATGCAATGAAAGCACTAACTGCTGATGCTCTTCTTAAGTCTATGAATAATTAATTGTAAATAGTGTTTGTTAACGGGTAGTCATCGCTATTAAGCGGCTACCCTAGAACCAACTACGAAGAAAAGTATTAGTATAGTGAAGAATTATTTAGTATCCTAAGTACGAATTTATACAATTTGTGTACAATTATTTGACTTAACCTAAAAATATTTTACATAAAGTGTAATATTCTGTACTGCTACTATAAGAGATAATAATACTAAAAGAAATACTAATTGCACCTCGTTGAGGTTCAGTTCGAAAATCTATTTTGTATTTTTGATTTTGCTAAAGTTTGAAATTTAACATGAGTTAAGGGAGGAGGTTATTTTGGGTTTATTTATTAATAAAGATAATAATTATAACAATAATGAGTTAGTTATAATGTTAGTATTAAATTACTTACAGGCAGATAAGCATGATATTTTATATGTTGATATAAAACAGATAGGGTATGTGCTTACTAATCGTTTTATTAATCCTAAAACAGATAGAGTATTATGGAATAATATTAAAAATGGTATGAGTAGCCTTATAAAAAGAAAAAGTGATTCAATTAAAACAGCAGGAGAAGATAAGAATTCTTATGCTATTTTATGGAGGGATTCTAAGATTAAAGTTGATCCTAAAAAAGATAATTTTACTGTGCTTGAATTGTGGGAGTTACAGAAAATATTTAAAGAAGCCAATCAACCTTTCAATCTGCTACATTTTTTTGTTAATATTGTTTGTACGATTAATAATAAAACTAAAGAATGGCATATGTCTCAAGATAATATGATTAAATGTTTTGGTGGAAGTAAAAGCACCATTAATGATTACTTAAATCAACTTGAAAATTTACAGTTATTGTATGTGTATCGACCTAATAAACGTAGAACAGATGGTACGTTCTACAATATTATTAATTCATATGGTCGATTTAAAGATAAAGATAAAGTAATAATTGCAGCTAATATTTATATTGAAGGTGTTGAGTGCGAAGATATCACATCAAAATTAGATAGGAGATCTATAAGACTTAGATTTAATGCTTTTGTTGGTGGTGGTAAAAAATATAAGGATAATCAACAATTGATTAATGAGTTATATGATGATTGCATTAAGTATAATAAATCTCTTGAGTATAAACCTATTGAGGATAAAGAAAATGGATTTACTTATAAAGAGTGTTTAGATTTGACGGTGTTTGATAAATATAAGGTTGTAAGGATTACTAAACAAGACGAAGATGAATTTGATAGATTGATCTCATAATTTTAACTATTAACTATGTAATATCCAAAAAGGGGGACACATATGAAAGAAAATAATGTTAACGCAAGAAGTATAAAAATTGATCATATTAAGGCAAATGAAACAACTATAAAGAGTGAATTTGATATTTATAAGGATGTAAGTGTAGCGTCATTAGATATGGAATATATATATAGATGGGGATATTCAGGATATAATTTTAATGATTACAAAGGATATAAAAGGACTCATGTAATTAAACAGGAACAGAAAGAAAAGAAAAGATATGAGAAAGCACCAATATTAAAAGTAAGTAAAGCACGATATTTATTGGATAAAAAGTTTAGTTGTAAAATACCTTATTCGCTTTGCTTAGATTACATATATGAAAAATATCCTAATGAATTTGCAGTAGATTCATTTGGACATCAATACACAGATATTATTGTGAATGTAACTTGCAAAGAGCCATATAAGGAACTAAGCATTAATAAGAATAATGAAGTAATAACAAAAGTTAATTATAAAAAAGACAGTAAAGGTAACGTATTTAATACTACAGTTGATAAGCAAAAAACCGTTATGTCAAAGAAAAAATTGAGAAAGTTCATTACTAATAATGGATTTATCTTAAATGGGTGTGAATATGTTTATTACAAACGATCTGGATCAAAGTCTCGTTGTGGTTCTGTCCTTTATATTAAAAAAGAGTGCAAGGAATTATTTGAGTGTTGGAGTAGATTAGGAATTAAATTTGAAGCAGGAGAAGAAATTGATAATAAAATTGCTTTAGCTGGGATACTTGCTTATGAATCTCTGGATTTATCTCATAATTTACCTAATAATATATATATTAAACCAAACCAAATTTTATTAATTGATGATATTAATGTAATGGCGCCATCTAATGAAATGCTTGTAAGTAGATTAGTGGGAAATGAATTAGTAACAAAAAAAGAAAAGATAAAAGAAAATGTACAAATAACAGATGGACAAAGTTTACTGGATGAGAGTATTTTTCAAGAAAATGAATACGGAGATTTTGGATGCGTATTACTGCGTCAAAAGCTTGTGAAATCTTGTGCATTTAATACTAGAATTATTGATTTTTTGAAAGAAAAATATGGGGATGATTATCAAACTGTCTATACAAAAGATTTGCTTAATAGAGATATAAAAGTATCAGATATTCGTTGGATAGTGTCACCTTCATCTTTTAAATTCTTTAAGTTTTATAAAAAATTTAAGGGTAATACAGAAAAAGAGCAGAAATTAGAAGTTTATAGTACTTGGTTAAAAGATTTAAATGAAACTAAAAATAAATTTGGTGTTTGTAAAACAGAGCAATCAAGTCCGTTTGGAAAATTTAATCAAGTTAGTTATCAAATAATTCAAGCTTTAGTGTTAAGTGTAAAGCAGCTTCGAGAAGTTGTAAAAGAACATTTTGAATTTTATAAGGCAATCAGAACAGATAATGTAGTGTTTAATTATTTCAAAAAAGATTTGCAATATAAATCTAGCAATGAAATGATTGATAATCTTTGTGCAGTATGTGATGTAGCTAATAATACTCCAATTTATAGGGATAAGAAAAATGATTCTTTAAGCTATTACAGAGAAAAAATGAGAAAGGGTAAAATACTTGTAAAAGATACTGATTATGCAATTGTTGTTTCGGATCCTGTAACAATGTTATATAAAGCAATTAATCAGGATTTATTTGTATCTAGTGGATATGAAATATATTGTAATAGATTTGACAATGAGCAAATGCTTTTTGAGACTAGAAATCCAGTTGTATGTAGTGGTAACATTGGATATGTAAAAAATAAATATTATGATGAATACAAGTGGTTCAATCTGACCAATAATATTGCAATAATCACAGGTGTAAAAAACAATTTTTATACAAAGAACTCAGGTTTGGACATGGACAGCGATAGCATTCTTATTAGTGGTCATGACGTATTAGTCCAACAAGCAAAATTTTGTCATGAAAATTTTTTAATTCCATGCAATATGATTACTCAAACTGATGAAGATAAGAAAAAGAAGCAATTTTATACTTTGGATGATATATCGGATGTTGATACAAAGATTAGTGAAAACTATATTGGACAAGTAATAAATTGCAGTCAGATTTTAAATTCAATTTGGCAGGATACCTATTATTCTTTAGAAAAATGTAGAGGTATATTTGGTAAAATAAAAAATATAGAAAATATAAAATTAAGGAAGAGAAAGTATTCACAGTTTAGAGAAGTTTATGATTTGAAAAAGCAACAACTTGAAGAAATCATGTTAGATATTGCTGCTTGTAATAATATGTCTAATGTAGAGATTGATAAAGCCAAGAAAGAATTAAGCGTAGATAGTGCAAATGAATTAATGAAGATTTTAAAGAAAGCGTATATTGAACGAAATAAAAAGAATGTACTTAAAAAGTCTTTTAATACAAAAAAATATGACCAATTAACATCATTACAACTTAAATTAGAGAAAGCAACAAAACAAAAAGACATTGATAAATTAAATACTGAAATTTATGAAATTGTATCACAAACAATTGATGCAATTAGTAGACCGTCATTTTTTAAATATACAACTCAAAAATCTGAAAATTACAACTACACCTCTATGAAATGTTCAATGGATTTTTTGGAAACAATTTTAGATGAAGAATTTGGCACTTATCCTAGAGGGAAAAATTATACTTCAGTGGCTGAAATTCTTAATGTTAAGGATGAAGTTTGGGAATCTGCTGATAGAAAACATATACAAAAAATAAAGTCTTTTGGAGCTGAATGTAATGCCAGAATCAAATCATTAAAGTTTCTATCAAAAGAAGAAAAGACTACTTCGATGACTAGGGATGAAATCATGAATCATTTTGCTACCACACTAAAAAGCACAATTAAGAGACCTAAAATTTTAACATTACAATTTATTATAGCCAAATGCTTTACTGATAAAGATGATATAGAAAATAATAAAATTTTTGATGAAGATTTTTATAGTATGAGAAACGTAATGATGGACTTGTTATATACTGCCTATAGTGAATTAACATTAGAATGTTTTGTCAGTACAGGGGATGGAACTATAGAAACCTTAAAAGAATATGAGGTTGGAGATGATGCTAATAATATTATAGAAATTCTTGGAAAAAAATATATTAAGATAAGAAGAAAGGTTTATGATAATAGCAATATAGTTGAAATGAATGCAATTGATGTCGAGTGGAACGCTTTAACAATAGGAGCATAAGTTGCACGCTTGTATAATAAAAAAATGACTGTATCCTTTGATATATATGGATTACAGTCATTTGTATTTGTGGTGTTATATGGATAGAGTATTAAATATTAATATCGTCCTAGATGAATTTTATCATACTCTATTTAAAATGTAAATAGAAAACTGAAAAATAAAATATAAATACTGCATTAATTATTGATAAAAAAGAAAGGAAAGATTAAAAATTATTATGTTACAAGAAGAAGTAAGAACACGATTTGTTAACTATTTAGAATCAACAGGTACGTCACAAAAGTTTATTGCAAGCAGATTAGAAGAAAAAATTCCACTTGATGTATTATCAAGATGGAAGACTGGATCTCGTGATTTATGGGATAACCACTTAATGCTTATCTCCGAATATTTAACACAACACAACGCGTAAAAATTTATAGTGGAAGGCATCTATTGAGTTAGGTGCTTTTTGTTATATTTATATTAGTTATTTACAGACTGACTTGTCGCTACCTCCTTGGTGATAGGTTGGTCTGTTAATATATTTTTTTAAACATATATATTTATACAAAAATAAAACCAAATATGGCGTAATTAAAGTTTACCATGTTTGAAGGTACCCGTCAACCATTATTTTAAAAAGTTGCTAGTAAACGATATAAACTAGCCCATTAGAAAGGAAATACATATTATGAAAAAAAAGTACATGGAAATCGTAGGAGAAAACAGTATTTATAATGCAGGAGTTTACCAATTCGAGACAAAACTTGAAGGTAAAGTTTTATATGTAGGTTCGGCAATAGACATAGGAAATTCTTGTCTATCACGTCATTTATATAACCTAAGAAGAGGTCTTTATATGGAAAATAACAAGAGACCTATCCAAGAAGCTTGGGACAGAGATGACCTTTGCATGCGAGTGATTTTTGTATCAGCCTCAACTAATGATGTCAAAGATATGACAACTGAAGAGAAAGAATCATTGCAGATTGCACTATCATTAATCGAGGAAGTAAATATTAATCTTAATCGACTTACGGTTTGTAATTCACATTTTAAGGTAAGTAAGCATAGTTCAAATAAAAAAGACGATACAACTTCTTCGTTAAGGCATGATATCAATTTAGGTTCATTAAATCCTAACGTAAAATACGATGAAACAATAATTGCAAATATATTATATTTAAAGGAACAAGGATTAAAACCTAAACAAATTATAGAGTTGTTATTGCAACAAGATATTGATGTTAATACGGGGTACATAAGCCAACTTGGGGTTTTTAAATGGTGTCATTTAGAAAGTATAAAACCTGATTGGTATAAGGGTGCTTAATTTGCACCACTTTGTTATAGAGTGGCTTTATAGTGGAAATAAACTATATAGTTTATTATGTAAGAAAATAGTGTTTTATGTTTGAAATATAAATAATATGTAGTATAATATTCCCATAAACATATATGGGAGGTAAAGATGAGGTTATATAATATGTATTATATTTGTAAAAATAAAATAGGTGATATAAAAAAGCTGGAAATTACTGTAGAAAACCAAGGTGGAAGTAATCAGTATTATTTAATTAAAAATTGGAATGACTTTGTTAAGACATTAGAGGTACTAAGCCAAGTTCCTTGTTTATTAGAAGCAGTTAGTGATTTGTATGATTGTATTCCTACATTTTCAAAAAATAAGTCTAAATTAGATATTTCTGTGCAAATCCATGCAATATTACTGAAAAAAATAAAGTCTTTAGAAGATAAAGTGAATACAATAATTGATTTGTATGAATTGTTAGGTAATGATAATAAGGGTAGTGGTTTTGATGTAAAATTACCATCATTTAAAACATTAGATGAGTTTGCTACATATATTAAAGAAATAAATTTTGTCATTAATCAATGTCCATTTTTAAAAAATAAAGATGAAGAAATAAAATTGAATTGTATAGATGTTGGTTCCACATGGATTAGTTTTATGATCGCTGCAGTAGGAACAACAGTAATACTGTCAAATTTAGCTAAAATAATAGATTATACAATTAAAATTAAATCTCATATAACCAATGTAGAGCAACAAGAAGAGCAATTAAGAGCTATGAAGTTAAAAAACGATGTTATAGAAACTGTTATAGAAGGCTACAAGAAAGCGAACAAGAGTTATATTGATAACTGTGTACTAGAATTAGAACAAAGCATACATCCTTTAAAAGATGGTGATGAAAGAGGTAGAGCCGAAAAGAGTTTAGAAAAGTTAGCGTGGTTATTTGAAAAGGGATTAGAGATTCATTCGGCTATAGAAACAGTTGAAGTTAAAGATTTATTCATTACACAGAATGAAGTACAAAAAATATCTGTAGAAGAAACTAAGCTTTTACAAAATAATAAGGAATGATTTAAATATTAATGGGTATAAATGGAGTTCTAAAATTGATTAATACATAAACATTGACGGAGAGTATCAAATTGATTGATGCTCTTCTCTTTACAATGCAGAACGAGTATTTCCTTTTGTAATTTTTTGGTATATAATATTAATTATGTACGAATGAGGGGGAAAACATGAGACTTATATTTGAACAAGATTGTAGGATAAAAAATGAAATTGAAAGCACTTTGGGATTGGATGAATTTAAGTCAATTCTAAATAATTTATTTGGATATAAATTAGAACCAATATTATATTTAGTAATAACCATTGATGATACATTAAAATTCATCAATACAGTTAATGAGTATTGTGAAATGCTTAATGAAGAAAAATTGGATATTAAAGATAAAAATATTGAAGTAGTTGGAAAGTGCATTACTGGTTTAAGTGAAATAGGTATTTTACAACAAGCAATAATTATTAAAGAATGTATTTTAAGGGGATTTTTATACTTCATTTTACATAAATGTCATGGATATAATTTCGATAATGATATATTGAAAAAAATTAATTCAAATGCTATTATTTTTTTACATGAATTTGGTCATGCAATTGATGGTCAGCAGAGAGTATGCAGGGCAGAAAGAAGAAATATTCCAACAAATGATTTTGATGCTATTTCTGAAATAGGGCAATCATTATTTGGTGAATATTTTGCGGAAAAATGCGCCTATGATAAAATATTAACAATTGCTGATGTCAATAGAATAGAAAGTACTAAAGAGAATTTAATAGATTATATTACTAATGAGTATAAGATTGATAAATACACCAAAGTAAGACGAATTATTTACTTTTTTGTTCAATACATAGCATATTATCATGTAAAAAAGATAAAAGTTCCTTTTTATGATGAGTATAAGAATGATGAAAAAATTTGTATTTATATCGAGTGTCTGCATGAAATGGAAAATGTAATAATATTCCTAAATTTGTTGTATCCATATATTGCAAAACGTGAGAATATAAAAGAATTTGTGCGTGTTTATTATAAAATTATGGAGTTATAAACGAAATTTAATTTTTATTCTAACAGATAATGCATCTCTTTGGAGGTGCATTTTTAATGCAGAAAAAGGGAATAGTTTGAATTTGTTGTGTAGAATAATAGAAAGTTATGAAAGGATGGTTATACATATGGGATTACTAGAAGGTTTGTTTTATATATTTATAGTTCAAGTATTGATTATGTATGTTAAGGATGAGTTAATAGATAAATTAATAAAAAAGAATAGATTGAAACAATGAATGAAGAACAAGTTGCTAAATGGATAAATGAATTAATAGCAATAGATAAGTTACATGAGTTTTATGTATCAAAAGAGTGGAGGCATTTACGCAAAGCAGTTTTGTCAGATTGCAAGGATGAGTGTCAAGTTTGCAAGGCAAAAGGATTTTATACTAAAGCTAATCACGTGCATCATATACAGTATGTTCGTAAGCATCCAAGATTAGCATTAAGCAAGACATATATATTTCAGGGTAAAGAGTATGTCAATCTTATAGCAGTATGTAAGGATTGTCATGAAAATGTATGTCATCCAGAACGATTAAAACATAAAGTAGTAGAACCTATAACGGAAGAAAGATGGGAATGATACCCCCATCAAAAACAAACGCATATTAAGAATTATGGGTGTTACTCGTAGGGGTCTAGACAGTAGAAATATTTTAAAAATCTCACATGATAGGTGGTGGTGAAATGGCAAAAGAAAAAAATAAAGAACAAATAGAAATTAAAAAAGATTTATTAGAACAAATTGAAAGAAATAGCACAATGGGTAAGTATTACATAGATCTAATAAATGATTATATGGATTTCTGGACAACGAAAAATCTACTCATTAATGACATTAATGAGCGTGGTGTAACATGTAAATATCAAAATAGTGAAACACAATGGGGTTATAAAAAGAATGATAGCGTAGATCAGTTGCTAAAGGTTAATCAACAAATGATAAAGTTGTTAAGTGCACTAGGAATAAAACCATCCCAAGGTGGTGAGTTGAATGATGATGATGAAGAAATGTAGATTAAAAGATTATCATCCTTATATAGATAATTATATAGATGATGTTAGAAATGAAGTATTTCCTACAAGTAAAGAAATCAAGCTAGCTATGGATTTAATAGAAGAAAAACTAAGTAATCCTGACGTTTTTATTGATACAGAAAAGATTAATAAAGCAGTCGAATTGATGGAAAAATACTTTGAAATTAAGTTACTCGATTGGGAATTATTAGTTACTGCATGTATTCATTGCTTTTATAAATCAAGTGATACGGTTGTATTTGATGAAATATTTATAATGATGGGAAGAGGAAACGGTAAAAACGGATTTATCTCCCCTATTGCATGGTATTTAACTACACATTATCATGGTGTTAAAAGTTATAATGTTGATATTATAGCTAACTCTGAGGATCAAGCTAAAACATCTTTTGAAGATATATATCAAGTTCTAGAAAAAAAATGGAGTATACTTAAAAAGTTTTTCTATAAAACTAAAGAAGTTATTACTAATCTTAAAACGAATTCGTATATTAAATATAATACAAGTAATGCTAAGACTAAAGATGGTAAACGATCAGCAGCATTAATTTTTGATGAGTGTCATTCTTATGAAACATACGACAATATAAAAGTATTCACCTCAGGCTTTGGAAAAAAGAAATTTTCCAGAGCTTTTTATATTACCACAAATGGAAATATAAGAGGTGGCGTACTAGATGATAAACTTGCTATTGCTAGTGATGTATTAAATAGAATTATCAAAGATTTAGGGATGTTACCTTTAATTTATAAATTAGATTCAGATGAAGAGGCTACTGATCCTGAAATGTGGCACAAAGCTAATCCTTCATTGAGATTTTTTAATGAACTCAGAATTGAGATGGAAAAAGAATTTATTCAGATGAAATATCAGCCAAGTTTAGAACAAGAATTTTTCACTAAAAGGTTGAATATCCCCAAAGGTAATAAAGACTTACAAGTTGCAGAGTGGGAAAATATTATTGCATCAAATAAAGCATTACCAGACTTACAAGGTAGAAATGCAATAGTAGGGATTGACTATGCAAAGGTAACAGATTTCGCTAGTGTCTGTATTCATTTTAGAGAAGGTAATACTAGATACGATATATCTCACTCTTGGTTGTGTTTGAAATCAGCCGATATAAGTAGACTAAACATACCATGGCAAGAATGGTCAGACGAAGGGTATTTGACGCTTGTAGATGATGTTGAAATTAATCCGGACTTACTAGCTGAATATATTGCAGAACAAGCACAAAAATATAACCTACTAAAATTATCTCTAGACAATTATAGATATGCTTTGATGGCAAACTCTTTAAGAAAAGTTGGATTTGATGCGACTGAATATAAAAATGTAAAGTTAATTAGACCATCTGACATAATGCAAGTAGTACCTCTTATTGAAAGTTGTTTCGTAAACAACTATTTTACTTGGGGATATAACCCACCGTTATGGTGGGCAACATATAATACAAAACTAGTTGCATCTGGTAAGAAACAAGGGACTGATACAGGAAATTATTACTATGCAAAAATTGAGGGTAAGAGCCGAAAAACAGATCCGTTTATGGCACTTGTAGCATGTATGGTCATTGAAAGTGAACTTGGTGACGGGAGTGCTTTAACAACTCCTGATGTCGGAGTATATACCTATTAGAGAGGGGGTGAAAAGAATTGAGTATAAGAACATGGTTAATAGATAGACTTGGTGGTAGTACGCAAGAAGTCGAGATTGATTCAACAGAATTTTTTGGATTAGCAGCAGAATATTATGTAAGAAATTTAGCTTTCCAATCGGCAATAAACTTGATTGCTAATTCAGTTAGTAAATGCGAATTTAAAACATATTTTAAGGGAAAAGAAGTCAAAGAGCGAGAATATTATCTGTTCAATATTGAACCGAATAAAAATCAAAACTCAAGTGCTTTTATTCATAAATGGATAAGTAAGCTGTATGAAAATAATGAATGTCTCATAATTGAATCAAATGGTCAACTACTGGTGGCGGATACTTTTTATAAAAAAGAGTATGCGCTTTTTGATTACCAATTCACAGGCGTAACAGTAGATAAGTTTGAATTTAATAAAAGCTTTACAATGTCAGAAGTTATGTATTTTCAACTAAACAACAGGGATATAAGAACTTTAATAAATGGTATGTATGAAAGTTATGGAAAATTAATTGCTTATGCACAATCATCTTATAACAAATCACGAGGCGAAAAGGGTATTTTAAATATAAGTTCAATGGCACAAGGTAAACCTGATTTCCTCACTACATTTGAAAAGTTAATGAATGAAAGATTTAAAAATTATTTTCTAGCAGAAAATGCAGTACTACCTTTGTTTGAAGGATATGCATACACGAAGAGTGATGCTAAAACATATTCAAACGAGGGTAGTCGAGATATAAAAGCATTAATTGATGATGTGTATGACCTTACAGGAAGAGCGTTAAATATTCCGCCTGTTTTATTAAGGGGTGATATTGCAAGTAATAAAGATGCGGTTGACAATATGCTAACGTTTTGCGTTGATCCTTTATGCGACATGTTGCAAGAAGAGATTATTCGTAAAAGATGTGGGTATGCGGATTTTGTACAAGGAACAATGGTCAAAATCGATACAAAAACTATTAAACATATTGATTTATTAGGCGTTGCAACATCTGTAGATAAATTAATATCAAGTGGATGTTTTACTATAAATGACATAAGAAAAACGGTGGGCGAAGAACCAATAAACGAACCTTGGGCAAACCAAAACTTTATGACAAAGAATTATGCAACGGTAGAAGAGTTATTAAATGAAGTAGAGAGGGGTGATACAGTTGAAAAAAATATGGGAATTGAAACAAGCAGCAGAACCTAATGTACTTGATATGTATATTTATGGTGATGTAAAAGGTGACGGATATGATTGGTGGACAGATGAAAAAATCACAAGTGAAACATCGGCAAGTCATTTTAGAGAAGAGTTAGCAAAATATCCAAACGTAATGCAAATTAATGTTTACATTAATTCGTATGGGGGTAGCGTATTTGAAGGAACAGCTATTTATTCCCAATTAAAACGACATACAGCTCAAAAGACAGTTTATGTTGATGGCTTTGCTTGTAGTGTAGCTTCCGTTATTGCAATGGCAGGAGACAAAATTATTATGCCAAGAAATACGATGATGATGATTCATAATGCATTGAATTGTGTATGTGGAAACTCTAAAGAGTTAAGAAAAGCGGCAGATGATTTAGATACTATTATGGATGGAAACAGACAAGCTTATTTGCAAAAATCAAACGGTAAAATTAGCGAGGAAAAACTGATTGAATTGTTAGAAAATGAAACGTGGTTAACTGCTCAACAATGTCTTGATTATGGCTTTTGTGATGAAATATTAGGACAAGACAAAGACCTTACTGAAGCTCAACAAATGTTACAAAAGATGAATAAAACACTTGAGCAACATTTGAATTATAACAAAGCGATAACAGCACAACTTAAGGAATTGGTTGAAATAATTGAACCAACTCAAATAAAGGAAATACCTTTAGAAGTATCACCAGTAGAAGAATCAATAAAAGATGAGGAACCTATTGTTCAAAATAAGGAAAATAAACCAAAACAACTATTATCGGCATTGTTCCGAGAGAAAGAAAGAGGAAATAATTAATGAAAAATTTAGACGCTTTAAACCAAAAGAAATCAGAAATATTAGCGAAAATCAATGTGGCAATCAAAGAAGGTAACGAAGAACAATTTGCACAAGCTTTTACAGAGTTTACTGAAAATATCCAAGAGGCAGTAATGAGTGAAGCAAAAGGATTAATACAATCATCCGATTCAAACGTTCTAGTTGGTAGAGGGGTTAGACAATTAACTTCTGAAGAAAACAACTACTATCAAAAAGTTATTGAAGCAATGAGATCATCTAATCCAAAACAAAGTCTTACAGAATTGGATGTAGTTATGCCAATTACAACTATTGATTCAGTATTTGAAGATTTAACTACTTCACATCCATTACTTGAAGTAATTGATTTTCAAAACACAAGTGGCTTGATTGAATTTGTAGTAAATACAAATGGTAAACAACTTGCGTCATGGGGTAAATTAACTGATACAATCGTGAAAGAATTAACTAGTGGATTTAAGAAGATCAACATGGGATTAAATAAATTATCAGCATTTTTACCAGTAGCAAAGTCAATGTTGGATCTTGGCGCAGTTTGGTTAGATAGATATGTTAGAACAATCTTAGCAGAAGCATTAGCATTTGGTTTGGAAGAAGCAATTGTAAATGGTACAGGTAAAGATATGCCAATTGGTATGAATAGACAAGTTGGTACAGGAGTAGTTGTTACCGATGGTGTTTATCCATTAAAAACAACAGTTCCAGTAACAAAACTTGATCCAATTACATATGGTGCGCTAATCGGTGGAATGGCAGTTGATCCTAATGGAAACGCAAGAGTAATTGATGAAGTTATTATGTTAGTTAATCCAACTGATTATCTTACTAAGATTATGCCTGCAACAACAGTTAGAAATGCTAACGGTACATATGTAAACAATGTATTCCCATTTCCAACAAAAGTTATTCAATCAGTACAATTACCAGTTGGAAAAGCAATATTTGGAATCGCTAAAAAATACTTTATGGGCATTGGTACAGCTAAATCTGGAAAAATTGAATATGACGATAGCTACAAATTTTTAGAAGATGAAAGAACATATTTAGTTAAATTATATGGTCACGGAGAAGCAAAGGATAACAACTCATTTACATATGTCGATATTTCAGGATTAGTTCCAACTATTCAAGAAGTATTCGTATCAAATGCAGCTGATTTTCCAGTCGCTTCTGTATAGGGGGTAAACTATGAAGGTTAAAGTAATTAAGACTTATAAAGATAAGCATACAAATGACCTTCACAAAATTAATGAAATATTAACAATCACTGATAAGAGGTTTGAGGAAATTAACTCAACCTCTTTTGGTGTTTTTGTGGAGGAAATAAAAGACGAGAAACCAATAGTTAAAAAAGTAGCAAGTAAAAAAGCAACTAAAAAGTAGGTGATTAAATGTCAATAGAGTTATTAAATGCAGTTAAAAATTATCTTGATATTACTTGGATAGATGAGTCAACAGATACAAAACTAACAGGTATTATTGAGCGAGGAATCAAATATTTAGATGGAATTATTGGCATTGAAGCTGACTACTCAATTGAAGACAAGCCTAGAGAATTATTATTTGATTATTGTCGATATGCACGTTCTAATGCTTTAAATGAGTTTCAAAAAAACTACTTGCATGAATTACTAACTCTCCAAATGAAACAGGAGGTGGCTATTTATGCAGCAACAAACTCAACAATTTAATGATGGAATAGTTAATATTTATGAAGCTGAAAACATAGCGAATAAGGGTGAAATGCCCAAAGTGGGACTTGCTTTAAAAGAGGGTTCTTTACGTTATGAAGAAAGAACAGTTGGAATGAGCAGATTTTATAGTGCACTACAAGAAAAAATTAAAATTAGTCAACTTATTAGAGTGCCAAGAATTAATAAAGTATCAACACAAGATGTTGCTATATTACACGATGGAACACAGTATGAAATAAAACAAGTCCAATACCCACCAAATGTTAAACCTGAATGTATGGATTTATCTTTAGAAAGGTTGGAGACTATATATGAAATTGAGTGATATAAGAGATATATTGTTGACTGTGACGCCTAATGTTCACCATTTTAAAGCTTCTAAGCAAACAGGTAATTACATTGTATGGGCAGAGGACGGGCAAGGCGACACGCTTTATTCAGAAAATAAAATGCAAATGCAAGTTATTCAAGGTACCATTGATTATTTTACCACAATAGAGTTTGACCCTACCTTTGATGTAATACAAGAAACACTAAACAATGCTCAAGTAGCTTATTCTCTCAACTCTATACAGCATGAGGAAGAAACAGGATATATACACTATGAATGGGTATTTGAAGTTGATGGAGGCAACTAATGGCTAAAATGACAATAAGAGGTACTTCTGAATTTGAATTGAAATTATCAAAGCTTGCAGATTTAGAAATAACTAAGGATGTTGTATATGCAGGAGCACAACCAGTAGCTAACGAAATTCGAAAAAGGCTAAAAGCTAATTTAGAAGACTCAGAAGAATCAACTGGTGATTTATTGGATTCACTTGGAATTGCTCCACCTGATGTTGATATGCAAGGCAATGTTAATACAAAAGTTGGTTTTGATGGATATGACGAAAAAGGAACACCTAACCAATTAAAAGCAAGAGTTATGGAAAGTGGAAGTATTACACATAAAAAGAAACCGTTTATTCGACCTGCTGTGAATGCTACAAAAAAAATAGCAATAAAGGCGATGGAAGATAAACTTGATGAAAAAATAAGTAAAATTATGAATAGAAAGTGAGGATTTAAATAATGGCTAAAATAGGATTAAAGATGATGTGTTACCGTGGGAAAACTACACAAGGAATAATTGGTAAAGCTATACAAGCAGATATTTCAATTACATCAAATAACGTTACGTTATTCGCTGAGGATGCAATAGCTGAATCTGATAAATCGTTTCAAAGTGGTAGTATTACAATAGGGATTGATGATCTTTCAGACGTTATACAAGCTGATATGTTGGGACATACAGTAGACGCTGTAACAGGTGAAATAGTAGCAAACCGTGCAGATATTGCTCCATACGTTGGTATCGGTTTTTATGCAACTAAACTAGTTAATAATGTTAAAAAGTTTCGTGCTATATTTTTAAATAAGGTACAGTTTGCAGAACCAAATGATACAAATACAACAAGAGGTGAAAATGTAACGTTTAATACACCAACGCTTGAAGGTACAATAATGACTTTAGATAACGGGAATTGGAAATCAGAACAAACATTTGCAACGGAAGCTGAAGCAATTACATACTTAAATACTAAGGCAGGTATTACACCTGAAGTATAAAATGACCGAGGGTGGATAATTCCATCCTCTTTTTTATAAAAATGGAGGGATAAAATGAGAAGTTTAAAACCAAAAGGAATTGAAATAAATCTTGATAATAAACCAAGAAAATTATTGTTTACACTTAACGTCATAGACGATTTACAGGAACATTACAACTTAGCAATAAATGAAGTTTTAATGAAGATGTTTGGAGAAACAGAAGAAGAAAAAAAGAAATCTTATAACATACTTAAATATATTATGATGGTTTTAATTAATGAAGATGTTGATATACATAATGATGAAAATAGTGACAAATGGGAAAAGGTATCTGAAAGATATGTTGGAAGAATTTTGGCTAAGTGTAATACAGGCTTTGTAGTAACAATGGTATTAGAAGCTTTTTCAAGTTCATTGATGGAAACAGAGGAAGAAGAGTTCCCAAACGAGAACAGCAAGCAGTAAAGATCGAAATTACTTGCTTGCTTTATTTAGGAAAAGTTGTGTTAGGTTATAACGAAAAAGAAGTGTGGAGAATGACAATAAAGAAGATTCTTTTATTGATTAGAGAACACCGTAAATATAAAGGAATTGAAAATAAAGAAACGACAATAGATGATGTAATACCATTTTAAATTAGAAAGCTGGTGAGATAATGGCATATGATATAGGGGCAAAGATTGGGATTGAGGGCGAAGCAGAATATAGGCAGAGTATAAGAAATATAAATTCTACAATGAAAACACTTGGCTCTGAAATGAAGTTAGTCACAAGTGAATTCGATGGACAAGCAAATTCAGTAGAAGCACTAAAAAGAAAAAATGATGTTCTAAATAAACAGACAGATGAGCAAAAAAAGAAATTAACTGAATTAACAAAAGGACTTGAAGAGTCTACTAAAAAGTATGGTGAAAATGACAAGGTAACTCAATCATGGCAACAGTCTGTAAACAATGCATCTGCCGAATTGAATAAGATGGAAAAAGAGTTAAGAAATAACTCGAAGTACCTTAATGAAGCAGTAAAATCCACTGACGGAATGGCAAAATCTATTGATGAATTTGGCAAAGAAGCTAAAACAAGTAAAGGTAAAGTCGAGGGGTTTAATGAAGAAATAGCAAAAGTAAAAGAGGGTACAAAAGACTTTGCTAAAATAGTAGGTGGAGCTTTTGTTGGAGTAATAAGCGGAATTGTAGCAGTATCTGAAAAAACAAAAGAATATCGTAATGACTTCGCTAAATTAGAACAAAATGCAAAAACAGCAGGAGCGAACATCAATGATGTAAGTGGTGAATTAAAAAATCTTGATGCAATTACAGGTGAGACTGATTCAAATATCGAGGCTTTATCAAATTTAATGAAGGCAGGTTTTACTGGATCAAATTTGCAAACAGCAGTTGAGAACCTAAGTGGTGCGGTTATTCAATTCCCTGATACTATGAAAATAGAAGGATTGTCAGATGGTTTACAAGAAACACTCGCAACAGGAAAGGCAATTGGCCCATTTTCAGAATTATTAGAACGACTAGGGTACAACTTAGATGACTTTAACAAGGGGTTGGCAAACTGTACCACTGAAGCAGACCGTCAAAAATATGCTCTTGATGTATTAGCAAAAACAGGATTATCTAAAGTTAATGATGGTTATCGTAAAAATAATGAAGAACTAATAAAAAATTCGGATGCACAATTTGAATTAAGAGAAAAGATGTCAGATATCGCAAGAACGACCGCTCCACTAATGAATAGGGCAATGGGTGCACTTGCGACTGGAGTAGGTGATCTAGCTAAAAATGCATTACCAATTTTAGTTGATGGATTAGACTGGATAATGGATAACGGTGATACTATTGCAACAGTTGTTGGAGGTATTGGCGCAGGTGTAGCAACTTTAAAAGTTGGGACTGGTATAAAAGGTGTTGTTGATTCAATAAAGTCAATTGGTACCGAGTCAGACGGCTCAAAAAGTTTATTTGGTGGTTTAACAACCGCCTTAACAGGAAATCCAGTTGCAATGGCAGCAATCGCTGTAGGAACAATAACAGCAGCTATTTTACTAATCAAGAATGCGACTGAAGAAACGAAAAGCGAAACTGATTTATACTTAGAAAAAGTTGATGCAATGATAGTAAAATCACAGGAACTAAATACCACGATTAAAGACGGTATAGACAATAGAAAAGAAAACAAAGAAGATATAGAGAATGAGTTTGGTGCATATAAAAATTTGGCAGACGAATTGTTAGCATTAAATGAAGTTGAAGAAAAAACAAATGGTCAAAAAGCAATAATGAAGTCTCTTATTGATGAATTAAATAAATCTATACCTGAAATGAATTTAAGTATTGATGAAGGAACGGGTTATCTTAATTTACAAGCAGACGAAATTCATAGCTTAATAAGCGCACAAGAAGAATATTATAAAGTTGTTGCTGCACAAGAAGATATGACAAAGATATACAAAGAAAAGTATGAATCAGAGAAAACACTTGCAGAATTAACCCAAGCAAGAATGGATTTAATGGTCAAACTAGAAGAAGTTGAAAATAGAAAACCAGAAGATCAATGGGATGAAAATATAAATCTTGATGATATGAATAAATATTTAGATAAAATAGATGAGGTTGACAAACAAATAAATACTGTTAATAAATCAATTGGACTACTAGATGAAGAAGTTCTGTTCGCAAAAACAATCATAGAGGAAAGCACCAATGAATCTGGAAACAACGTAAAAGGATTTGGTGAAGCGACAACAAAAGCAAGTGACGAGGCTATAAAAGCACTTGATACACTTAAAAAATCATTCGAAGATCAAGCTAAAACAGCAAAAGAAAGCATTGAAAGTCAGATTAAATTATTTGATAAATTCAATGATGAAGTAAAATATTCTAATGATGAAATACTTGCGAATTTAGAAAGTCAAATTACTGGTGTTCAAAATTGGTCTAGTAATCTTGCTGAATTAGCTAAAAAAGGTATTGACGAGGGGTTACTAAAAGAATTACGAGATATGGGGCCTGAATCGGCTCAATATGTATCTGCTCTCGTAACAATGACGGATACACAAGTTCAAGAATTAAATAGTTTATGGACAGAAAAGTTTGTCGTAGCCGATATAGTGTCAAAAGAAGTAGCCGAAGCAGGAACAGGATATCAACGTGAGTTACGAAAGATGCAAACTGGCGGTGATAGAATAATAGGTGAGTGGCAGGCAATAGGAGCTAACTTAGCTAAAGGTTTTGGAACTGGGTTTCAAGATGAATTTGCTAAAGTAAGGTCAAGGGTTGGTGATAGTATTGGCGGTTTAAAATCTATGACAGAAAATGTGCTACAAATAAAATCTCCATCGAGAGTATTTGCAGAAATTGGCTCATATACCGCAGAGGGTTTTGGAATCGGTTTTACGGACGAAATGAAGGCAGTTACACAAGAAATAAACAAAAGTATACCAAGAAATCTTGAAATGAGTGGTAACTATAGTTTAAATACAAGCAAAAGTAATAATATTACATCACCTACTATTGATTATGCTCTACTTGCAAATGCGGTTGTTAATGGAATAGCAAGAGCAGGACTAAAAGTTGAAATGAACAGAGAAATAATGGGGGAAGTTATAAGCGATACTATAAGGAAGGAAGTGTATTCATAAATGGAAAAGGAATGGTTTGAGTTTAAATCAATAAATAGTATGTACAAGGATGTCATAGTTGAATCACTTCCGAGTATTACTCGTGCACCCAAAAGGTATAATACGACAAATATTGACGGTAAAGATGGTACAATAACTGATATTTTAGGCTATGGATCGTATGAAAAAGTTATTAAAATAGGATTGACCGAGAGTAACAACTTCTATTTAGATGAGTTAGCAAATTGGTTAGATGGCAAAGGAAAGCTGATAATGAGTAATGAGCCTAATAAATTTTATAATGCAGAAATCTTAGATCAATTAGATTTTGAAAAAGCTTTAAGGTTTAGAAAAGCAGATATACATTTTTTAGTGCAACCGTTCAAATATTTAGCTAGTGAAAAAATAACAAATGGACTTACCGTGTTAAATCAAGGTTATATTGATTGTAAGCCTAAAATGACTATATACGGTAACGGATTAGTTACATTATATATTAATGGATTATCAGTATGTACATTAAACATAACGGATTACATAACACTAGATTCCGAAGAATTAGAAGCAACTAGAGGAAATGAACTTGTTAATAGAAATATGACAGGGGAGTTTCCTGTTTTTAAACCAAATGTTAACACAATATCATTTACGGGGAATGTAACCAAGGTAGAAACTTTAGTAAGAAGTAGGTGGATATAATGATAAAAGTATATGAAGCTACGGAAACACAATTTTTAAACAATGGAATTAAGATAATTAAACCAGAACGAGCACAAGTTTTCAAGGAAGATAATGGTGAATATTATTTAGAATTGGAAGCTAGTACAAAATATATCGAATGGCTACAACAAAACAATATAGTGAGAGTAAATACGCCATGGGGCGAACAAGGTTTTAGACTTAATAATCCTGAAATTACTAGAGATTTACTAACCTTTAAAGCAAAACATTTGTTCTATGATAGCGAACGTTATCTTCTTATAGATGTTTATCCACAAGATTTAAATTGCAATGACAGTCTAAACTGGATATTACAAAGAACAGTACCAGGGAATAATTTTACAACCACTTCAGATATTATTGAACAAAAATCTTCAAGGTATATTAGGAAGTCACTCTTAGAAACAATTTTAAGCCATTTGAATTTATATGGTGGACATTTATATCGAAATAACTTTGAATTTGGAATAAATAATCAAATAGGAGTTGATAGAGGAGTTACTTTAATGTATGGAAAAAATATTGAAGGATTAAAGGCGTTTGAGAACTGGGATGATGTTGTTACTAAAATTTTACCAGTTGGTTATAACGGAGTAACATTACCTGAACAATTTTTAATATCAGATGTTCAATATAACATCCCATATGTGAAATCAATTCAATTCAATCCTAGCGAAAATATAGATATAGAAGATACTAATGAGGTTCTTTATGATTTGCGAGTTCAAGCACAAGAATACCTAGAAGTTAATAAATATCCAAGAGTAAACTATGAGTTAAAAGCACATCTCAATGGCATAGTTGATATTGGTGATACGATAAAAGTTAATTATCCGCAAATGGGAATAGACCTATATACAGAAGTCATTTCAGTAAAATATGATTGCCTAGCCAAAAAGTTTGGATTTATTCAATTTGGAAATTTTAGAAAGACACTTAAAAAGTTGGTTCAAAATTTTACGAAACAAATAAATGACTTACAAGGAACTGCGCAAGAAACCCTAAACACGATTGCTTTATACACATCGGAATTTACTCAAGATTTATTAGAATTAAGAAGTACGTTTACAAAGGATTTATACGGTATAGATGGTAATGGTGGTCTGAATGAGTTAATTCAAACTAATAAGTCCAATATAACGCAAACAGCTGAACAAATATTAACTGAAGTTTCAAGAGCAACAGCAAAAGAAAATCAATTAAGTTCAAGTATAACACAAACAGCAGAAGAGATTGCTTTGAAAGTTTCCAAAGATGGAGTAATTTCAAGTATAAATCAATCAGCAGAAGAAATAAGAATAGCTGCTAGTAGGTTAGTATTAGATGGACTTGTGACACTAGTTGGTCTATCAGGGGGGACGACTCTTATTAATGGTGATTGCATCAAAACTGGGACGATAGATGCTGAACGTATTAGTACAAATATAGCGCAAGTTGCAAAAGAGTTAAGATTAGGAGCTTTAAATGACACAGATAGAAAAGTGATATCCTTTTCAGATACAGCGAGCATATATAGTATATACGATTCGATTTATATGTCAGCACTTAGGGCTGATCTAAATTGCAACCACGTTAATTTAGGGATAACAAATGGTACCACGTCTCTTTATGGTTATGTTGATTTATCGGATGCACAGAATATAGAATGGGGTAACAATAAACCGGTTGCAGTATTTGGATAAATACAAGCTTACCAACCTAACAATGGAATGTGAAGATGGAATGGTTTTCTCTAGCTACCATTCAGACGATGAATTACCAGAAGAAGAATTATTAGAAGATACTAGCCTAGTCCTCAATGCTTTCCTTGTAGATAGTGTAATATATGTAGGATTTCAAGATAGTGAAGATCTAATAACAATAAGTTTCAACGATGGTTACATACAGATTTATTATTAACATAACATAATCCTCTCCTCTTGTTTAATGTTGTACTTTGCCTTAAACTTTATATGATTTATTTCTTCCTAATATTCCATTATATGGTATAATACTACAAGAGTATTAATAATGGGGAGGGATAGCATGTATATTTATATAGATGAATCAGGGAGTATGACACATGAGACAACATTAAAAAGAAATAAGTCATTCATTATTTGCTTATTGCTAACAGATAATCCTGATAAATTAAAAAAGATTTATAAGAGGTTTGTTGCTAAATATTTAATCGAATTAAAATCTATTGATATAGATTCTAAAATGTTTAAAGATAATGATTTCGTAGAATTAAAGGGATGTTGTTTTACATCAGAAATGAAACGTAAATTTGTTGATTATTTTTGCAAAAATGATTGGTTTAAGTTACTTTATATAAATATTGATAATGAAAAAGCAGAAAATAATTTTTATAAAAATAAAGCAAGGGCATTTAATTATGTTTTAAAATTAGCTTTTGAACATTTAAATAATATTTCTGTATTAACCGATAGAGTATGGTATATTCAAGTCGATGAACGAAATGTTAAAACAGATGCAAGATATAACCTTGAGGAACTTTTTATGACTGAATTTATTACAGGGAGAAATATTGCAGATAATATCCAAATACAATATTTTGATTCGAGTAATAATAAAATTATTCAGTTATCCGATGTATTTTCAAATCTATTTTATTCTAATATTATGACAGATGGGGTATATGAATCTGAAATTCAGTATATGATAGATAATGGATATTTAATAAAGGTGTTTAAATATCCTCCAATATATGCATAGAATATTTATAATTTCGTATATTATATTATAGCACCGACAATAAATCCTTATGTATGCTATTGTCTTGGTAAGCACTATGTGTTAGTGTCATAGTTAAGGTAATCGGTGTTATATAAATATAATTTTTACAAATAAAAAAGTTGACAATGCTACAAAACAGTTGTATACTTAATTTAAGTTAACAGTAAGTCCTGATTACACGCCATTATCTAGGTAAGTGACATGTATTGTCATCGTGCTTGGGCAATTAATTATATTAATTTTTGAATTATATTAAAACTATACAAAAATTAGCTCACTTAATATGTGGGCTTTTGTTATGTAAATATACATATCTTTATAGCACTTACTATAATAACCCCTCATTATGATATAGTGTATCTAACGAAACAATATGTTTCAAAAAAAGACTCATTATATTTATCTTGGTCTCACAAACTAGCACGTTAAGGTTTGTGTTGTGCCATACGGAGAACGTAGCATTCCTAGTAATAGGGGGTGCTATTGTTCTATATTCAAATACTTTTTTAATACTAACAACTCAATATAAAACAACAACCAAGCACTCTTCTATTCAAGGGTGCTTTTTTAATGCCCAAAAATAAAGGTAGGTGATTAACATGGCAAGTTTATCAATTAGTTTAATAAGTGGCAATACATATCAATGGACAATATCAGGATTAAGTTTGCCATTTAAAACAACCAACTATTTAGAAGCAGGTATAACAGATGCGTCATTCTCTAACAATACTGCTAATTTAACAGGTTCAAAAACAAGCTCAACTTCTGCTACTTCCACAGGCACATCAACATCTGTAAGTGGAACTTTTACTATAACCGCAAATGGTACATATACGTTTTATGGTTTTACAAGAGCAACCAACTACTATTACTATACAGCAGGCAGTTACACGATAACTCACGTTGATCCTACTCAAAGACCATCTAGTTTTAACTGGTATTTTGCAAAGGTTAGTGGTGAAGATTTTAATGTGTCTGCTATTGAGTGGACTTATTTTCAAGATAAAATAAATGAATTTAGGATATACAAAGGTTTAGCAGCTTATGGTTTTACATCTGTTTATACTGGTATGGATTTTTATGCTTTCATATTTCGCCAATGTGCTAACGCAATATATGAAATATCAAGCACATTAGGTGTATCGAGTGACTGTAGAAATGTTCAAACAGATGATGATATTAAGGCTTGGTATTTTACCAACCTAGCAACAGCATTAAATAATGTAACATAATATTACATAGAAAGGACGGTTACATATGACTTTTAAATATAAAATATCTTCTCCATATGGGAATAGATTTATCTTTGGAGAAAATCAATTTCATAAAGGAATAGATATAGTCTATCAAGATAATGACAATGTAATTAGTTTTACGGATGGAACGGTTGGTGTTTCTACTATCATTCCAAAATCTTCAGGGAATAACACTTGGCAATGGGGAAATTATGTTAGAGTCGACGGTTCTGATGGATTGAAATATTACTATTGTCACATGGCAAGCAGAAAAGTACAAGTAGGACAAAAAATAAAAACTGGTGATATACTCGGAATTTCTGGCTCAACTGGATTAAGCACAGGAAAACATACTCATTTTGAAATTCGTAACACAAAAGGTACAAGTTTAGATCCTACTAATATTTTAAAACAAATCCCAAATTTACGTGGAATATATGATTATGTAATAAGCGAAGAAAAATCGGAGGAAACAAATATGGCAGAAATAACTTATACAGTTGTTAGAGGTGATACACTTTCTAAAATAGCTGCAAAATATAAAACTACATACATAAAATTAGCACAATATAATAATATCAAATCACCTTCCTCAATTAGCGTAGGACAGAAAATAAAGATACCTAATATTGCTTCTGCTATTGCTCCTACTGTTCCAAATCCTAAACCTGTTAAGCCTGTTGAAACGGTAGTTGAATATCCAATCATAAAAGAGTTAGGCAATGGTGATTGTGTAATGATTAGTGAGCATATAGTTATGGCTGATTTGAAATGTGAAAAATCTACAGGATGGTTTATTAATTGTCTCAATGGTACATTTTTTAATCGTGCTACAGGTAAAGTTGCAAGTATAATGGCAATTGAGAGTTATGGTAAGTTAAGAAAGATAAATGAATGGGCTTGCCATCAATGGTGCGGTTTTCCAGAGGGTGTATTAGTTGCTTACAAAGATGGAACTTTTGATACTCTTAGAATTAAAGGTTTAAATGAGATTAAAAAACCTTACATATTTGCAATTGGTGGAGTAAGCTTGCTTGATAAATACAATCCAAGTGCTGAAGGATTTAAGAGTGGCATCGTGTTTCAAGGCAAGCCATATGATTTTTCAGATGTATTGAGAAAAACATCTCACGCTGTAATTGGAGTTGATAAAGATGGATTAGTGCATGGAATCTATGTTGATAATAAATCTGCTTCAGAAGTAAATAAACTATGTAAATCATTAGGTTTAGTTAATGCTGTTATGATGGACGGTGGCTCAATTGGTTCAATAAATACTGAGAAGTTTAAGAAAAACATATACACAAAACAATCAAACATAATCCAATTCATAAAATAAGAATACAAGGAGAGATATTACATATGGCAGAAATACAAAAAGGATTTAATACTCAAGTTGAGGAATTAAAGATAAAATTAGCGACACTAATTAATGAGGCAAAACTTCCAGCTACTACAATCGCATTTATATTGCAAGAATTGACAATGCAAGCCAATAATCTTAAATTACAAGTATTGCAGCAAGAAAATCAAGAATTTGAAAAATTAGTGGCTGCAAACGTTGATAAATCAACCTCTAAAGAGCCTAAAAATAACATAAAAGAGTAATTTGATGCGAAGTGCCTAAATTGGAAATAATTGGGTGCTTTTTTGATATTTTAAGAAAGGAAGTGACAAAATATGCAAATAGTTAATAATAAAATAGTTTGGGATTTAGAAGATGATCCTCACTACATAGATATAGACTTTCATGGTCTGAAACAATTTTCCACAGTCTATTCTAAGCAATATGACGAAAATGTTCGTTGGATTGTGGGAACGGTTTTTAAAGACGGTCAAGAATTTATTATACCTGAGGGATATGTTGCAACTTTTGCCTGTACAAAACCTGACGGAAGAGGTATAGATAACGCTTGTCAAATTATTGATAATAAAATAGTTTATAAAATCACATTACAAACTACTATTGTCGCAGGTAATTTTGATGCAGAATTTAGATTAGCAAAGTCTGCTACTGAAACAAAAGCGATTTCTTCCCCTAAATTTAGGATGCAAATTGATAAATCAGCTTTACTTGATGAAACAATTATGAGTACAGATGAAGTTAATATATTGACAAGTTTAATTGCTAGTGCTGGTGATGCTATTGCCGATGCAAATGATGCAACTAATAGTGCGAATATTGCTGCAAATAATGCAAATACGGCAACCACAGCTTCAAATAATGCCGAAGCACTAAGAGTTACTGCCGAAAATACGAGAAATACACAAGAAAACACTCGAAAAACTAACGAAACAGGGCGAGTAAATGCTGAAACGGCAAGAGTTACTGCCGAAAATACAAGAAATACAAATGAAAATACTCGTAATACAAATGAAACCAATCGTGGTACCGCCGAGACTAATCGTATAACCGCAGAACAGGCTAGAGCTACAAACGAAGGCACAAGAAACACACAGGAAAATACTAGAACTAGCCAAGAAACAACTCGACAGAATTATTATAATGCTTATAAAGTAATGGAGGCATATAACAATACTAAAGCATATGTAGCAGGAAATAAAGTTTCTTATTTGGGAAGTACATATCAATGTGCAGTTAATAGCACAGGGAATTTGCCTACTAATAGTTCTTTCTGGGCTTTAATTGCTTTAAAGGGTTCAGACGGTGCTGGTGGAGATATGTTTAAAAATGTCTACGATCCACAGAACAAAGCACAAGATGTATTCGCTTATGCGGATGCAATTAGTAATCGTATTGATGTTGAAAATATGTCAATCCCTACCGATTATCAAGGCAGTGTGATTTCACTACCTAATACAGCTAATGAGGGTAATATGGAGGTATTACTAAAGGGAAGAACAGATAATAACCTTGTGACGAATGGTAACTTTGCTAATGGTACTACTGGATGGGATGGTGTTAATGCTATAGTCAATGGTATAGCTGAAAAAACTTCAACTGTGCAATATGGGACAATTGGAAAAAACATCCCTAATTATTCAAACTATAAGACTCATAAGTTATACTTTTGTGGTTTACTTAAAGCTGATAGTCCATATGTAGCCATATATCTAAATGATGGTATTAACCAAACCGTTGCACCACATTCTGGTTCAAGTAATTTTGAAAGATTGAGTGCAATTAGGACAATAGATGTAAATGCTACAAATCTATTGATAAAAGTACAAGATAATCGTAGTTCTGCATGGACTAAGTTTTATTTAGATTATGTAAGCGTTATAGACCTCACAGCAACCTATGGAGCAGGAAAAGAACCTACCCTTGAACAATGCGATAAAATATATGAGAATTGGTTTGATGGTACTAAATCAGTAGGAGCAACTACGGTAAAGAGTATAGGGAAGAACTTGTTTGATAGAAATACAGCAAAACTAGGATATTATGTATCGTCAATTGGAGAAGAATTAGTTAGTACAGATAATTCTTTTGATGTTAGCCAATTTATAGAGGTAAAACCAAACACTAATTATTATAAAAATAATTATCATTATGTGTGCTTTTATGATAAAAATAAAAACTGTATATCTGTATCAACAAATGGTGTATACCAACTAAATACCCCAAATAACTGTAAATATATTAGATTAAATGTTCATAAAACAATTGGTGCTACATTAGCCACTACACAGTTTGAACTTGGAACAGTAGCAACAGTCTATGAACCTTACACAGAAACAGTAGCCACTACCCCACCAATTGGAAACAGCCTACCTAATGGAATAAAAGATACATTTGATAATTCGAGTGGTATTAAAACACAAAATATTAAAGAGTACGCATTGCAAGCAAGTGAAATAGTATCATTAAATTCGGCACTTGCTAATTTCGACTATGTAACAATTAACAAATTTGCCGATGCTAGTCCTTGGGGGTATACAACTCTTGGTACACTTTATATACCTAAATTTCCATCTCAATCCGGAGATACCGGTGATGTTAGTTCAAGAATTGGTACTTGGTCAACAAGTAGTAGTGTACTGTATTTAATATTCGCTAAAGGAACTTACGCAACTTTAGCAGCTGCTCAAACTGCTCTAACAGGTACTAAAATATGGTATCAACTAGCAAATCCAATAATCACACAACACAATGGTTATAACCTAGTATCAGAGCCAAATGGAACTATCATAGTTGAATCAACAGATTTAACACCAGTAACAAATATAAGTTATCCTCAAAATTTACGTGCAGTAGTAAATGGAAACACAAAAGCAATCAATGTTTTAGATGATGAAGTAAATAGGCTAAATGAGTTTACAACGGATAATTTAGTTGAAATTGGTGCTTCAATTGGTTCACTCACATTGTTGCCTACAACAAATAAAACAGATTTAGTATCAGCCCTTACCGAAACTTTTCAATATGCCAGTAATGGAAAAACGAATGTTGCAAATGCCATTACTGCCAAGGGAGTAACAGCATCAAGTTCCGATACGTTTGCAACGTTAGCAACAAAGATAGGAGAAATCCCTATAACGGGAAAAATGTCAGCAAGTGGTACAACTACGTCAGGAGGCTTAACCTATCTTAGTGTTGCAGATTCGACAGATCTCTATGAAGTTGGGATATTAACCGTAACTGGACTAAGCTTTACTCCAAGTGCAGTACACGTATACGTTGCAGGTGGTACAGATTACAACTTTTGTGTAGCAGACACATATAGTACTTATGTATCTTTTGCATTTAATGATAACACTGGTGTAAACCGTCCAATTAAGATTGAATATAATCAAAATCAAGGTATAATAGGTATGTTTAATAATTCGTTTATAATTCCTGTAAACACAGACTTTATACAATATACTTGGACTGCATTTGAGTAATACCACCATAAAAATATATTAGGAGGAGATAAATTATGATAGTGATTTACGATTCAGAAGGAAAGATATTTTTTCAAGCTACTGGAGATGTACAAGTTCCAGTTGGTGAGTTAAAAACAATCGAGTTTGAAATACCAATAGGACAACAATTTAATGGAGTTGACTTAACATCAAACACTCCTCTCTTTGCACCAATCCCAAAAACTGAGATTGAAATATTAAGAGAGCAAATGATAGCGAATGAAGAAATGGTAACTGTGGCATTAGAAGCTATTGCAAGTATATCAGAGGGAGGTGTATAGAATATGGAAGTTAAAGCTTATATGATTAAAGTATATGCAGTATTAGTTAAGAATGAAAAAAGAACACTAGAAAGCCTACCTGAACAATATATTATTCCTGTTGCAGAATATCTAGCATCACAAGAAGAAGCTATATTATAACATCAAATCTGTGTTTCATGTGAAGTGGAATTTTGAGTGATTAACGCAGTTTATACGCCTTGTAGCAAACCGTCAGAGGTGTTTTTATGTGCTTTAGGTATTATGTGTAGGGTAAAAAATATTAATGGCTTATATAAGGCTGTATAATAAAGAAAAATTTAATAATGGAGTAAATAAAATCAAGGACATCTAAATGGTGTCCTTTTTTGATTAAGAAAGAAGGGTAAAAATGGATAAAATAATTAAGCTACTACAAGGTGGAGCAGTAGCAATAGGTGGAGCGTTAGGATATATTTTAGGTGGTTTTGATGGATTATTGTGGGCATTACTAGCATTTGTAATTTTAGATTATGTTACAGGTGTTTTAGTTGCAATAGCTCGTAAAGAATTATCGAGCGAAATAGGATTCATTGGAATTAGCAAAAAAGTATTCATATTTATCTTAGTTGCAATAGCGAATATAATTGATGTAAATATTTTAGGTACTGGTAGTGCAGTAAGAACAGCAACTATATTATTTTATTGTTCAAATGAAGGTATAAGTATACTAGAAAATGCTATAAATCTAGGTCTCAAAGTTCCTAAAAAACTAAGAGATATTCTAATTCAAATTAATAATGATGATAATGGTGAATAAAACCTAAGTAACAGATTAAAGAACTACATAAAAATATTGAAACGTATTAAATTAATTAGGGTAATTATTATGAATCATAATTTCATGGATTACTTCTTTTAATTCATATTTTCTGAGTCGAAAAATATCACGATAAGTTACATTTTTCAGTCGTTCATCTTGACCAATGTAAAACTGTTTATATTTACAAACGTATTTGATTAGTTTGAGTCTGATAAGATCACCTCCGATTTAATCATAATATATTAAACTGTAAAAAAGATAAATGGGAAATTGGTACTATTATATAGAAGAAACTGATACACAAAGGAATTACATTAATACAAAGTTGCGAAAAGTAGGGTGATAAGTTGCTCTACTTTTTTTATTGCAATAAAGATTGCAAGGGGAACTATAAACTATTAATTATAGAAGGGCAAGGGTGAGAGTTATAGAAAAGATGTTTAATGAATATCCAGATGTAGTAGATGTTAATCAATTACATAAGATGTTAGGGGTTAGTATAAAATTGATTTATAGATTACTTAAAAACCAAGATATTAAAAATATAAAGGTAGGAAGAGAATATAGAATTCCGAAGAAATATGTTATCGAGTACCTGTCAGAATAGTTATACCTATGATATAATTGGTGTAAGATTTTGACGGTAGACTCAAGAAGGGAGTAAATATGACAGGAAGTCTACATGAAAAGAATGGGAAGTATTCAATTGTTTTAAGTTTTAAAGATGAAAATGGTAAATGGAAAACAAAGTGGATTTCAACTGGGCTTGAAGTTAAGGGAAACAAGAAGAAAGCTTCAGAGGTATTAAAGGAATATTTGCAGAAGTATGATGATAAAGATATGCTAGGTACAAACGATATGTTGTTTTCAGAATTCATAATATCGTGGTTAAAATCTATGAAGCCATCTGTAAAAGAAAATACTTATAATTCATATGCAGTTGTAATAGAGAGAGATATTGTACCTTATTTTAAGGCTAAAAGGATTAAACTGTTTGATCTTAATAATATGCAAATACAAGAATATTATAATCACTTATTTAATGAAAAAGGTATGTCTGGCAACACAATATCTAAACGACATGCAAATATACACAAAGCTTTAGATTACGCTGTAATGTGCGGGTTAATTAATAAAAATCCGTCTGATTATGTCATTCTACCTAAAAAGCAAAAGTATATTGCTAAATACTTTGATATGAGCCAACTAAATAAACTGTTTGATATATCAAAGGGACATCCGATTAAAGCTGTGATTAGATTATCAGGTTATTATGGATTAAGGAGATCAGAGGTTTTAGGACTAAAATGGAGTGCTATTTGTTTTAAAGAAAATAAAATTGTTATTAATAATACAGTTGTTTCTGTAGGTGGTAAAAGTTTTGAGGACGAGACTACTAAAACAAGTTCTAGTTATAGAACATTACCGCTAGATAATTCAATGAAAATTTATCTAAAAAAACTAAAAAAAGAACAATGTGAAAATAAGTTATTCTATGGAAATAGCTATATCGATAATGATTATGTATGTAAATGGGAGAATGGAAAACCTTTCAAGCCTGATTATATATCTCATTCATTTAAGACGATACTAGAAGCTAATAATATGCCACATATACGATTTCATGATTTGCGTCATTCATCAGCAAGTATATTGCTCAACCTAGGATTTTCACTTAAAGAGATTCAAGAATGGCTTGGCCATTCCGATATTAGTACAACTTCAAATATATATTCACATTTGCAATATGAAGCAAAAGTTAATATGGCTGATAGAATGGGAGGTGTATTAGAGGTTAATGCGAATTAA